AGCGATGTACTGCCCGGGCGTGCGGATGTTCAGCGGGATCAGGTTGAAGGACAGGCTCATGGTGGCTCCTGAGTCAAGGCAGCGGCGGGATCGGCTGCGGCCCGCCTTCGGTGATGAACTTCTTCTGCAGCGGCGTGGAGCTCACGTCGCCGGCGGCGATGCGGCGCAGCCAGTACCCCAGGTGCGGGTCGCGCACGTCGTCCAGGTTGACCGTGCCGCCGGTGATGGGCAGCGGCTGGCGCGCGCGCGGGTTCAGCACGCGCAGGCCCTTGGCGGGGCGCAGCACCGTCAGGCGCGGGGTGGGCGTGGACATGCTCAGAAGCCCCCGGGCTGGGCCACCGCGCGCACCAGCTTCATCAGGCCGCACTGCAGGTCGCTGCGGGCCATCGCCATCCAGCGCGGCGCCTCGGCGGCCTGCAGCCGCCTGGCCTCGTGCTCGGTGCCGTCCTTCGCGTCCAGCTCGGCCGCGGCGCGCTGCGCGTCCAGGTGCGCCTGCACGCGGGCCAGCAGCGTGGCGGTGACGGCGCCGTGCGCCTTGATGTCGTTGATCAGCTCGGCCTCGGTGCTGCTGAGCTGGCGGTAGCCGCTGATGGCGGGCTGTTCAAAGATCTTCATGGCGGCTTGGAAGGTGGCGGGGGAACGAAGCGGTCAGCAGTCGGTCACGGCTCTCGCGGCCGGCTTGTCTTCGTACCGCATGCCGGGAGCCGGGGTCACGAAGTCGCCGGTCTCCTTGATCGTCAGCGTCTGCTCGCCGTGGATGTTCAAGGTGACCCAGCGGCCGGGCGGCAGCACCGCGCGGCCGTTGGGCGTCTCGATGCTCACTTCCTCCTTGTTGCCCTGCGTGGCAATCATCACCGTCGTCGTCATGTGCGCCTCTGTCTGGTGGGGGTTGGTTTTCAGCTCTGCGGCAGCGCGACCTGGTCGCGGGCGTCCGGCGCCCCGCCGCTGTCGTCGCCGTCCAGCCAGTCGGCGTGCCGCTGGGGCGTGTGCGGCGGGGTGTCCCACGCCGCGGCGAAGGTCTCGAACGGGGTCAGCGTGCCGTCCACCGGCAGGTCCAGCGTCATCGGGATGCCGAACGTCAGCGCGTAGACGGCCAGGCCCTGGCGGTCCACGGTGCCGGAGTAGACGTTCTGCAGGTCCACCAGCTGCAGCGTGCCCACGCCCGCCACCACCAGGCCGTGCAGGTGTGGCGCCAGAAGGCCCAGCAGCTCGTAGGCGCCGACCTGGCGGCTGTCGCCGCGGCGGCGCGCGGCCTCGCCGCTGGCGTGGCCGGTGACGGTGTAGACCACCCAGCGGCCGTCGATGGCGGCCGTTACGCCGCCGGCCGCCACGTTGCGCGGCCCGCCGGCGAAGGCCACGAAGCAGCCCGGCACGGCCCGCAGCAGCCGCTTGAGCATCTCGTCGTCCCACTCGCCGGGCAGGCTTTCCACGTCGCGCACGTGCGTGCCCAGCACGGCCCTGGCTGCAGCGATGATGGCGTCTTCGACCTGCAGGATGCTCACGGCGGCGGCACCTGGTCAGTGGCCGTAGTCGGCCAGCTTGTCGCGGCTGAACACGCGGCCGGAGTTCACGGCCTTGGGCGCACCGGACTCGCGCGTGGGCGCGTCGGCGGCATCCAGGCCGAGGTGGATCTCGCCGCGGCCGATCTTGTCCAGCAGCTTCACGGCGTCCTCGAAGCGCCGCGTGACCTGGTCGGTGGCGCGGTCGTCGGACAGCCGGTACCGCGCGATGTCGCACGCGATGTTGGTCAGCAGCCGCGGCACGCTGGCCAGCGGCAGCCGGTAGCGGGCCTGCAGGCGGGCGTCGATCTCGGCGTCGGCGTCCATCAGCGCGCGCTGCACGACCTCGGCGTCGATCGCCGCGCCGGTGTGGCTGCGGTCGGTGAGCTGGGCGAGCTCGGTCTCGCCGAAGCGCGTGACCAGGTCGGTGAGGGTGGCGTAGGGCATGGCGCTGCCTACCGCACGAATGGAAGTTGGGCGAAGCGTGCCAGGCGGCGCCCGTCAGCGGCGTAGTTCGCCACCGCCCATGCGGCCATCTGCTTTTCGGTGAGCACCTGGCTGTTCGCGTCGTTCGTGGCGCCGGCGCAGGTCCAGGTGGGCGTGACACCCGCCGCAGGCATGGGCGTGCGGCCGACCAGGTTGACCGCGCTGTCCCAGGAATCGCCGGCGGCCGTGGAGAGCGCGAGGTGCAGGTTCTCCACGCGAGGGCTGCAGTACAGGTTGTTGTCTGCAGTCACGGCAGGCGTGGTGCCGAGAGCCGGGCCGTTGTTGTTGCGGGTCAGGTACAGCGTGGAGTCCGCGCCGTAGCCGCCATAGACGACGTTGCCGGTCGCCACCAGGTTCAATGTCTCGCCAGAGGACTGCCGCGCCGACACCACGCCCGCCGCGATGCGGTCGGTATTGCCGGCAGAGAAACCGGTCTGGTACTGGCCTATGTCGTCCAGCAGGATGAGGTTGTTGCGCAGCTGGACGTTCGTCAGCGGAAACCCGATCGCCTGCGCCCACACGCTCATCTGCGCCGTGCCCATGCCCACAGGATCGCGGTCGCGGTAGTCGAAGACGCAGTCTTCGCAGATCACGTCGTCGATCGGCCCGCCAAGCGAGCCGCTGTTGATCTTTAGCAGATCGCCGTATGCGCGGTAGAAGTAGATGTCGCGCACGCGCAGCTGTGACGAGCTGTCGTTCGTCACGGCGCCCCAGGTCGTGCGGCTGTTGATCTGGCTGGCCGGGTACGGAATGCCCTGCAGCGACGGCACGCCGTGGTTCTCGATCAAGCCTGGGCCAATGACCGAACCGTCCGACGCCGGGTTGAGCATGATCGCCTGCCGATCCCCGTGCGAGTGCAGCCAGTTGCTGGTCTCGTGCGCGTAAAAGTCGCAGATGCGCGTGTTGGGCTCACCGTTCGCGAACTCCTCGCTGGCGATGGCGTACTTCGTGTCGTAGCCCTCGCAGAACCAGGAGACGCAGTTCGCCGGCTGCGTCTGGAAGACGATGCCGCGCATGGTGGCGCTCGTCGTCACGCCCCAGGCGCCGCAGCCGTTGCTCGCGTTGTCGAACAGCACGCCGCGATGCGATGCGTAGAAGTGCCCGCCGAGCACATGCACGTTGCTTCGGCCCAGGATCGCCAGTACCGCGGCATTGTTGGCGGGCAGCAGGATTTCGTCCTCGGGCCCGAACCCGGCCGCAGGCCGCGCCACGATTCGCTGATCCCACGGCTGCCACGCGAACTCGCCCACTGCCAGGCGCCCCTCTTGCGGAATGCGCAGCTCCGGGCGCAGGGTGTGCAGCGTGAACAGCCAGCCGCCCACGATGGAGGTGTCGTTCAGCGCAACTGCGGGCCCGCCAGGCGCAGCCGCGAGCTGCAAGTACTGCAGCCCGGTGCTGCTGCTGTGGTTCTCGGGGTTGCGCACGTAGTAGCGCGTCGCTGGCGTCAGGCCGGATGCCGGCGCCGCAGCCACGTAGGCCACCAACTCGCCCGTCTGAAGGGCCCAGGCCGACGCCACCTGAATCCGGGAGCCTGCCGTGTCCACCGCCGCGATCTCGAGCGCGCCGACCTCGCGGCTCATGGTCCTGCTCAAGCCTTTGAAGGTGCGCCGGTTCACGACCAGTTGCATCTGCACCTCGGCCGTGGGCACGCCGCCGCCGACGCAGGCCCATTCGCCGTTGATCCCCGTCGGCGCCCAGGCCGACGCCGGCACCGGCGTCGCCAGCGCCCAGCTCGCCAACCTGAAGTCCAGCGTCTGGTTGTCCGCGGTGATGTTGATCGACCAGTTCGAGTTCGCGAAGTGGCCGACGAACACCGTGCGCCGGTTCTCGGCCTGCACCCAGTCCTGCCGGCGCCAGGGGTTGCCCTGGCTGCCGTCCCCGCCGGCGCTGGCCGACACGCTGACCCACTTGACGTCGCCCGGGTACATGCGGGCCGACCAGTCGAACACGCTCCGCGGGAAGCCCGACGGGTTGGCCAAGAAGGACGCCCGCCGCGCGAAGAACCCCGCACGCCGGGCGTCGGCCGAGACGTGCTCGAAGGCCACGCTCAGAACTCCACGTCGATTGCGATCGCCAGGACCGCGAACGTGTCGGCCGCGTTGGCGCTGGCGATGCCCAACGTGAAGCTCATCGGCTGCTCGATGTCGACCTGTCCAGTCACGTCCAACACGCCCCCGGCGGTCGTGCCGTTGACCGCATTGCTGCCCGCGCTGAGCAAGGTGTTGGCGTTGATCACGCGCCCCTCGGTGTACATGCGGTAAGTGAGCGCATCGGTGGCCGCCATCGACTGCGAAACGAGGATCGCGTCGCTGGTGTTGCCGCCCGTGCCAAGCCGCGCACGGACGGTGCCGGTGCCCGTGGCCCCACTGCGGCGGAAGAGCCCGTGAGCCCGAACCTGAGCGCCAACCGCCAGGAAGCCCGCAGGCAACACCATCGGGTCCAACGCGAACAAGCCCGCCGTCACGCCCGTCAGCGTGGCCAGCGGAGTCGCCACCGAACCGCCGCGGTTGACCAGCCTCGCCCGCCCGCCGATCGGATACCAGCGCGCCGCAGCGGCGTTGTACTGCCACCACTCCGGCCGCATTACCGTATCGGTAAGCAGCCAGGTCTCGCGGTCCACCGCCGCGCGCGCCCGCATCTCCGCCCAGGTGCCGGCCGAGCTGAAGGGCGCCGCCTGCAGCTGGGCCTTCAGTGCAGCAACCTCGTTCGGCGTGAGGCTGCGGGAGGGAACATAGACGGTGTCGCCCCCCTGCACCGCCAGCGCCTCCTGATCAGGCGCCAGCCAGTCGATGTAGAAGTACGGCGGATACGCCACCCCCTGGATGGTCGCGCCCTTGGCGCCGGTCTGGATGGGCATGGCGTGCTCCTCGCTGCGTCGGTCCGGTCATCGGTTGCAGGGGCTTCCACCAACACCATCCCGCTTATCCAGCCCCTGCAGAGGTTGGGCGTTGAGCTGATTGAATGGGCTCCGCGGGCGGGATGATCAGCAACCCGCCGGCCTCGCTGCCCCGCTCGATGGGGGTATCTGTTCGCCGGGCTTCCACCGGCTGCGGGCGCCGCCTGCACCCTCTTCGCCGGGGAGACGCCGGCAACTCGTCGGGCCGCGAGGGCGGCCCCTTGCATGCTTCAGCCCCCCACCGCCTTGACGGAGTGCGACACCTCGGCGCCCACCCAGCGCGGCATGCGCACCCGGGCACCGATGCCGTGCCGCTCACCGCCCCAGGCGATGGGGCTGGTGACCTCGAACTCGAGCTCGTCCCCGGGCGCCGGCGTGCGCGGCGGGTCGGCCTTGGGCGGGCTGGCCGCCGGCGGCGCGTCCGGCGGCGGCAGCTCGGTGCCCGGCACGTCGGCCTTCGGCGGCGCGCCGGCGTCCGGCGGTGGCAGCTCGTAGCCCGGCAGGTCGGCCTTCGGCGGCGTGCCTGCGTCGGGCGGAGGCAGCTCGTAGCCCGGCAGGTCGGCCTTCGGCGGCGTGCCGGCGTCTGGCGGCGGCAGCTCCTCGCGCGGCAGGTCCGCCTTCGGCGGCTCGGCCGGCGCCTGTGAAGACACGGGCGCCGCGGTGGCCTTCGTCGGCCTGGCGGTGGTCTTGGCGGATGCGTTCATGGCTGCACCCGGCTCAGGCCACCGCGTCCTTGAACAGGTAGCCCAGGTCGTTCGCGGTCACGAGCTCCTTCACGCTCTCGCCGGCGCGCGCGCGGCGGCCGCCGCGCATGCCCATGTCCGGGTCCTCGATGTAGCCGCCCAGGCGGTCGCCGAAGCGCGCCGTGAAGCCGAAGGTGATGCCGAACTCGCTGTCCGCGTTCATGTCGCGGTACAGGAAGGCGCAGTCCTTGCCCCACAGCCGCGTCACCGCCGGCGGCTGGCCCTTGGCGGCGGTGTTGATCCAGCCGTCGCCCACCAGCACCTGGTCCAGCTCGAACAGCTCGGCGAACTGCTGGCGCGTCACCTGGCCCTGCTCGGTGCCCTGGCCGTACACCACCTTCACCAGGTTGGGGTTGCGGCTGGTCTTGCTCCAGGCCACGCGGCCGAACACGGCGATGTTGGGCCGCATGATCATGCCGTCCAGCGCGTCGGTGATCACGTTGTGCGGCTTGACCGCGTCGTCGCTGAAGCGGCTGCCCGGGGCCAGCGTGGTCTTGTTGTTGGTGCCGTAGCTGTTCAGGTTGAACACCAGGTCGGCCACGCGCTTCTCGCGCGCGGTCAGCACCAGCTGCATCACCTGGCGCGTGGCGCGCATCATGGGGTCGGTGGCGCCGGTCTGGCCGGCGGCGCGGGCACGCTCGTGGGCCTCGATGTCCACGTTGGGCACCGGCGCGTCCAGGCCGTGGTCCTGCACCGCGTCGGTGACCTCGGTCTCGCCGAACTCCACCTGCTGCGGCGGGCCCTTGCGGCCCACCAGCGTGCTGGGCAGCGTGAACTCGTCGGCCAGGTTGTACTTCTTGTACTTGAACTCCTGCGTGCTCACGGGCACGTAGGGCAGCACCTGGTCGGCGATGAGGTTGCCCTGCCGGTACGCCACCGCGATGGCGGTGAGCTCGGGCACGACGACGAACGGGGTCTTGGCCATGTCGGTGGTCCTGGGGTGGGTCTAGATGGGCTGGCTGGCGGGGCGGGTGCGGCGTCAGTACACGCCGGGCGCCACGCGGTAGCGGATCACGTCGTCGGTGCTGCCCGACATCAGCGCGAAGCCGATGATCCGGTGCCCCACCGTGGTGGTGGCGATGGCCTTGCTGGAGCCGTTGGCCGTGAGCGCGGCGCCGCGCGTCACGCCCGCGCCCAGGCGCACCTCGCCCACCTCGCCCACGTGCACGTCCACCATCTCGCCGATGGCCTTGGCCAGGCCGTCGGCCGCGCCCAGCAGAGCGTCGGTGGCCGCGGTGGCCAGGGTGCAGGTGCCGTCGGCCGCGCCGTGGCGCACGATCAGGTGCTCCGCCACGGCCACCTCGGCCACGAAGCTCTCGAACCGCTGCTTGTTGCTGCTCATGGCGCTCAGGCCTCCTTGTGGGTGTCGACGATGTGCTGCACGGCCGCGTCCAGGCTCACCTGGCGGCCGGCCTTGGCCTCGGCTTCCTGGAAGGCCAGCGCCGCCTTGGCGATGGCGCGGCCGTCGGTGGTGTCCACCTCGCCGGCGGGCTTGCCGGCGCGGGCGTCGTCGCGGGCGCGCTCGCTGAAGTCCACCTGCACCGGCAGCGCGGCCAGGAACTCCTTGAGCACCTCCACGGCCGGGCGCTGCACGGGCTTGTCGCCCTCGGTGAACTCCACCACCTGCTCCTTGACCAGGCTGGCCAGCACCGCCACCACGCCGGCGCGGTGCGCGGGCAGCAGGCGGCCGGCCTTGACCAGGCCGTCGGCGAACTCGCCGTACTCGGCCTGGCGCTTGCCCAGTGCCAGGGCGTCTTCCCGGGCCTTGATCTCGGCCTCGCGGCGGTCCAGCTCGGCGGCGCGGGCGGCGTCGGCGGGGTTGGGGGCGGTGGTCTGTTGCGTCACGGGGGCTCCCGGTTCGGAGTAGATGGATGCCGGCTTGGCCGCCGGTTCGGTGGCGGGCTGCAGGGCCTCCCGCTTGAGCGTGTCTACCAGGTAGGAGGGCACGGCCTGGTCGGCCTCGGCCAGGCCGAACTTGCCGATGAGCCACTCGCGCATGCGCTGCCACAGGCCCGCGTTCTGCTCGTCGGCCCAGTCGCCGAAGACGACCACGCCTTCCTCGGCGTCGGAGAACTTGACGGTGGGACGCTTCAGCCCCTTCAGCGCCGGCGGCTGCGCGCCCAGGAAGCCCACGTGGCGCAGGTACCAGGCGCCGGGCACCGGGTTGACCGGACTCGTGGGCGTGTACCAGGCGGCGCTCACCGCCAGCAGCCGGCCGGAGCGCACCAGCTCGCAGAAGGCGTCCTCCACCTCCGCCGGGCGCGCCACCAGGCGGCCGGCGCCGCCGGCGGCCTGCTCGTCGTAGACCAGGCGGTCCACGTGGCCGTAGGCCGGGTCGTCCGTCTGCGGGTGGCCCACCACCAGCGGCGCGCGGTGCAGCGCGGGGTCGTACACCTCGGCGGCGCGGCGCAGGTCCGCTTCCGTGAAGGTGACCGGCTCGCCCTGGGCCGGCTGGTGCCGGCCGGGGAAGAAGACCTCGATGGGGTCCAGCGCCGGCGTCGTCATGGGCCGCCACTGTGGGCGGCGGGCTGGCGGGGCGGCTATTCGCCGGGAAGAAAATCCACCGGCCCGGCCCCGCGCGAAGCTGGCGGCATGGAACCTAGATCATCGCAGCCCCCGGGGCCCGCCGTCGACTGGCCGGCGCTGTGGGAGCAGGAACACCGGCAGCGGCTCAGTGCCGCGTCATGCGCGCCGGAGTCGTGGGTCCTGGCAGCTCGGCGCCAGATCTGTCTTCTGCTGGAAACGGCAGCGGCGTGGAGTGAAGCAAGAGCGCAGCTGCAAGCCTGGATCGAAGGGCGGGCGAAGCCGGCTCGGGAACCGACATGAGCGGCGTGCCCCACTTGCCAGCGGAAGATGCCTTGTGCAGCAGCAGCATCTGCGCCTGCAGATAGCGCTCCAGCAGCACGCGCCACACCGCCGGCGGTTCGTCGGCCCAGTCGCAGTCCTGCAGCAGCATCCGCTCGACTGCCATGTCGGCCGCGGGCTCGTGGGCGGCGTCGTACCGGATCGTCCTGATGGCCGCGAGGTGCGGCCGGAACCGCTCACCCAACGGCCAGATGGCCTCCATGACCTGCTGAACGGTCATCCGCGCCGGCCGCGCGGTGGCCAAGGGTCGGTCGAGGCCCTGAGAGGCCAGGCGCTCCAGCAGTTCGATTCGGGTCATCGGCAACGCTCCGTCGGGGCTTGATCGGGCTGAGAACCGGACTCGGCAGGTCCTGGGGCGGTTTGGGCGGGGTGAGGCCAGACCCGGGAATGGCCCGGGAAGGCGTTTACTTCGGCTCAGGTGTGTTTACTTTTTGGACCCGGGTATCAGCGCCGCCCCCCCCTCCGAAAAATGGCCCTATGGCGGCCCGTGAACTACACCCTTCAAGGGCTCATGCTGACGAATCGGCCCGCCTGCCGGACTGCGTTCATGTATTGCTCTGCCGTCAGCTGGTCGGTGCGAATCTGGCGCTGCAGCTCGGCGGCGCGCGGCGCGGCGATGGTCCAGTACCGCTTCTCCCGGCTCAAGCTCAGGTCCATGAAGGACACGGTCTTGAGACTGGGCCGCAAGGTGGGGCCATCGTTGATGGCGGCCCCCACCGACGCGACCAGGACCGCCAGGAATGCATCGCGCTGCTTCTCCGTGCTGAATGCCACGCTCTCGGTGACGAAGATGAGAGACGCGCCGTTCTCGACTACAGCGCACTTCGTGACGCGACTCGACACCACGGTGTTCAGGCTTCGCTGCGCTTGGTCGCAGACGCGGTCCACTGCCCCTTGCGCTTGCGCGACCGATGGCGCAAGGCACACTCCTGCAGCCAGGAGAGCAGCACCCAGGAGCGCGGTGGACTTGTGAGATTGCAAGGCCGTCATGTTCCCCTCCAGTCGCGGCCGGAGCCGCCATTGAGCTAAGCGGCATTCTTCAGTCCGGGTTCCGGTTTCGCCAGCGCAGCAGCTGCAGCCTCTACTGCCCGGCGGCCCTCGTCGCTCGCATGCCGGTAGTTGTCGATGAGCGCGTGCTCCTCGGCCGAGAGCACCAAGGCCTAATCGTCGAGCGCACCTGTTGAGACCGCGCCGCCAGGATGCGGTCGCATGTGAGCCGCGGCTGACGCCCTCTGGCGGTTGCCGGTGAGCACGTAGAGCACGTCGACGCCGATCTCGCCTGCGCGCCCCAGGTACGCGGCGTCCGGGCTCCTCTCGGCCCGCTCGTAGTTGCTTTGCGTCGTCTTCGAACAGCGCAAGCGCTCCGCCAGCTCCTCCTGACTGAGCCCGAGGCGCTTGCGCTCTTCACGCAGCCGGCGCGCTACTTCAACGTTCGTTGACAAACCTCTTGACTCACTTGCACGTTTGTGCGCATACTGGCATCAAGTTCAACAAACGTTGATCCCCGGATCTAGGTCTGTTGAAGAACACAGCCCCGCGAGCCAACCCGACCCGCAATCACAGCCGCGCACAGTATGAAGCAAACCAAACCCCGCCAGCAGCCCGTCGCCGCCACGCGCACGCCCGCCGAGGCCAAGGCCGAGTTCGCGCGCAAGGGCATGTCCATCCGCGCCTGGGCGCTGAAGCACGAGCTGCCGCCCACGCTGGTGTACGAGATCCTGCGCGGCAACGAGCGCCGCCGCTGCCTGCGCGGCGCCAGCCACCGCGCAGCGGTGCTGCTGGGCATCAAGGAAGGCGAGCTCGCGGAGGCGGCATGACACCCGCGGCCATCACCGCCGCCGACCTGGCTGCCGCGGCCAAGATCACCAAGCGCGCAATCCAGCTGCGCGCCGAGGCCGAAGGCTGGCCCTACACCGTGCAGATCGGCCCAGGCGGTGAGCGCCGCCTGTACGCCGTCGACCAGCTGCCCTCCGCGCTGCGCCCGGCGCTGTGGACCGGCCCGCCGCGCGACGACCAGGCGCACGCCGCCGCCCTGGCCGGCCGTGCCGACGCCGGGCGCGTGGAGGTGCGCGCCACGCTGGACCGCCGCGCAGCCGATGCGCGCCGGCACGGCGCGCTGCGCCAGGCGGCAGAACTGTCGCCCGGCGCCCAGGCCCGCATGGACGCCAGGCTGGCGGTGGTGCGGGCCTACGAACAATTCGCGCTGGGCATGCCCGGCCTGTCGCGCGAGAAGACCCAGCTGCTGTTCGCCGAGCGCTACAACGCCGCCGCCGTGCCCGACCTGGCGCCGGCCGTGCGCAAGCACGTGCCGAGCCTCACCGACCGCACGCTGCGCCGCTGGCAGCGCGACATGCGCACCCACGGCGTCGCCGCCCTGGCCGGCAACTACGGCAACCGCGCCGGCAGCCGCAAGGTGGACGCCGACGCCGCCGTGCACGCCTACGTGCAGGCCATGCTGGTGCAGTACCCGCATGCCCGCGCCGCGCACGTCATGCGCGGCCTGCAGGCGCGCTTCGGCCAGCAGCCCGGCAGCCTGCCCGGCATGCGCGCGCTGGAGCGCTGGATAGCCGCCTGGCGCCGCGACAACGCCGAGGTGCTGCTCGCCCTGGCCAACCCGGACGCCTGGAAAAACCAGCACATGGTGGCCTTCGGCTCGGCCAGCGCGGTGGCCACGGCCATCAACGAGCTGTGGGAACTGGACAGCAGCCCGGCCGACGTGCTGTGCACAGACGGCCGCCACGCCGTCATCGCCGGCATCGACGTGGCCACGCGCCGCGCACGCATCCTGGTTGTGCCCACCAGCCGCGCGGTGGGCGTGGCCACGCTGCTGCGCGCCATGCTGCTGGCCTACGGCGTGCCGGCCGCCTGCAAGACGGACAACGGCTCGGACTACACCAGCGCGCACGTCACCCGCGTGCTGGCCGGCCTGGACGTGCGGCACGAGCTGTGCCCGCCCTTCCAGCCCTGGCACAAGCCGCACGTGGAGCGGTTCTTCCGCACCTTCGCGCACGGCCTGGTGGAGCTGCTGCCGGGCTACATCGGCCACAGCGTGGCCGAGCGCCAGGCGATCGAGGCGCGCAAGAGCTTCGCCGACCGGCTGCTCACCCGCGGCGAGACGGTGGACGTGCGCATGACCGGCGCCGAGCTGCAGGCCTTCGCCGACCAGTGGCTGGACGGCATCTACCACGTGGAGCCGCACGCCGGCCTGGGCCGCATCAGCCCGCTGGAGGCCGCCGCGGCGCAGCAGGCGCAGGTGCGCCGCGTGGCCGACGAGCACGCGCTGGACATCCTGCTGGCCGAGGCGCCCGAACGCGGCGGCCTGCGCACGGTGCAGAAGAAGGGCATCAGCGTCTTCCGCACGCGCGGCACGCCGGCGGACATGGGGTGGTACATCGCGCCGGAGCTCGAGGCCTGGGTGGGCCGCGTGGTGCAGGTGCGCTACGACCCCATCCACCACGACCTGGGCACGGTGTACGTGTTCTGCGCGGAGACGGGCCGCTTCGTCTGCCTGGCGCAGGACCCGCATCGCACGGGCATCGACCGGCGCGAGGTGGCCATCAAGGCCAAGACCATGCAGCGCGAGCGCGTGCAGGCTGCCCGCCGCGCGCTGCGCGCCGGCGCCCGCCGCGTGGGGGTGGACGACGCGGCGCAGGAGATCCTGCGCGAGCGCGCCGCCGCCGCCGGCAAGCTGGCCCTGCTGCCCGCCCGCCAGGCGCAGCCGCACGACAGCGCCGGCCTGCAGGCCGCCGCGGCCGCCGCGCGCCAGGCGCAGGCGCCGCAGCGCACCACGGCCGACATCGAGCAGCTGGCCGAGGTGCGCGCCATGCAGGCCCGCATAGCCGCCGAGCAGGTGCCCGCGGGAACGCCCAGCGAACTGGCCGCGCGCCGCGGCGCAGCGCCCACGCCGGTGTTCGAGACGGTTGCCCAGCGCGTGCAGTGGCTGCTGGGCCAGGCCCGCGTGCGCGCCCTGGGCGCCGAGGAACAGGACGCGCTGGCCCGCTACCGGGCCGAACACCCCGCCTCCTACAGGCGGCTGGAAGGTTTCGTGGCCGAGCAGATCGGCCCCGAGAAGAAGAACGCCCCGGAGGCCGTTGCAGGGCCTTCCGGGGCGGTTTGAACGGGCCTTGCACGTCGCTCGGCCCATGCGAAACGACGAGGAGTCTACGACATGCGAAACAAGCTCGCCCCCACCAAGAACGTGGCGGCACTGCAGGCGGCCTACGAGGCGCTGGCCACGCGCGACCTGGGCGTGCCCGGCATGGGCCTGGTGCACGGCTACACCGGCGCGGGCAAGACCACGGCCATCAGCTGGCTGGTGAACCGCGCAAAGGGCGTGTACGTGCGCGCCACCAGCGGCTGGACGCCGGCCAGCATGCTGGCCAAGGTGATGAGCGAGCTGGGCGCCGTGCCGCTGCAGCGCCGCGCCGAGATGCTGGAGTGGATCTCGCAGCAGCTGGGCCAGCAGCAGCGCCCGCTGTTCGTGGACGAGGCGGACTACCTGTGCGGCAGCGCGGCCAAGCCCATGCTGGAGAGCCTGCGCGACCTGCACGACCTCTCCGGCGTGCCGGTGGTGCTGGTGGGCATGCGCGGCATCGACAAGCGGCTGGTGGCCAACGCGCAGCTGGCGCGGCGCATCAGCCACTGGGTGGAGTTCCTGCCCAGCGACCTGGAAGACGCCGGCGTGCTGGCCAGCCACGTGTGCGAGGTGGAGATCGCCGAGGACCTGCTGGCGCAGCTGCACGCCGAGGCCAAGGGCTCCATCGGCCTGATGGTGGTGGGCCTGGCCCGCATCGAGGCCCTGGCCAAGGGCAGCGGCTGGCGCCGCGTGACGGCCGCGCAGTGGGGTGAGCGCAAGCTGTTCCTGGGCAACCGGCCTGCGGCGGAGATCTGACGCATGCCCCGCACCCCCCAGGCCTACAGCACCGCCAGCCAGGCGCCCATGCTGCAGCGCGTGTGGACCTCCATGCGCGTGATGCGGCGCTTCACGCGCGGCGAGCTGATGACCACCGCCGAGGCCGGGCAGCGCACCGTGGAGGGCTACGTGCGCGCGCTGCGCGACGCCGGGTACCTGCGGCTGGCCCGGGGTCGCGTCAACGGCCGGCCCGGCAGCAGCGACATCTGGGCCCTGGTGCGCGACAGCGGGCCGCTGGCGCCCATCGTGCGGCAGGACGGCACCGGCGTGTACGACCCCAACACGCAGCAGACCTGGGGCCCCGCCGGCGCGCTGCTGCGCGACGAGCGGCCCACCGTTGCCGGGCGGCTGACGCTGGCCCAGCGCGAGGCGCTGCGCCTGGCGCTGGCGCACGACGGCGCCGTCAAGGCCAGCTTCGAGGCGCTGGCCGGCCTGGCGCGCGCGGGCCTGGTGCACCTGCAGGTGCAGCTCACCGACGCCGGCCGCGCGCTGGCCGCCGAGCTGCAGCCGCCGCTGAGCCAGCGCCATGCGCAGCTCGCGGCGGCAGGGGAGGCCCATGAATGAGCCCCGACTGCCTGGCCGCGCTGCGCGCGGCAGTCACGGCGCGCGGCCTGCGCGCGGTGGGCGCTCAACTGGACTACTCGCCGGCAACGCTGTCGCTGGCGCTGAGGGAGATGTACATGCACCGCACTGACCGCCTCGAACGCCGCGTGCGCGAGCGCCTGCTGCCCGGAGGCGCCGAACCCGACTGGCTGGCGCGGCTGCGCCAGCAGGCGCAGGACACGTCGCAGGAGCGCGCCGCGCAGCTGGTGGGCATCAGCCCGGCCACGCTGAGCCAGGTGCTCAGCGGCAGCTACGGCGCCAGCACCGCCCGCATCGAGCGCCGCGTGCGCGGCGAGCTCATGGGCGCGGAGTGCGAGTGCCCGGTGATGGGCGACGTGTCCACCCGCGTGTGCCAGGAGGTGCAGGAGCGCAAGCAGCCCAGCGCGGGCAACCCGCAGCACATGCAGGCCTGGTTCGCGTGCAGAGGCATCGGCCGCTTCGCCAAGGCGGGCCCGTGCCCGCACTTCAACGTGGGCGGGCAGCGCCCGCCGAAGGAGCCCGCATGAGCACCCGCATCCGCCGCGGCGCCGCCTGGCGCCGCCCCACGCTGCTGGGCACGCTGCGCGACATGGCCTACGCGGCCGGCTGCATCTGGGCCGACTACCGCGCCGAGGCGCGCGCCGCGCGCCGCCGCCGCCGCGCCTGGCCGCCGCCGCTGGACCTGCACGCCGGCTGGCCCGGCGACCGGTGGCTGCTGGCCGCCGTGGCGGCGATGGCCGCGCTGGCCGCGCTGGGCGTGCTGGCACGGGTGGTGCTGGGCCTGCTGACGGGAGCCGACTCGTGAGCCGCGGGCAGCGCACCGACCTGGCCACCGGCTGCGCCACCGACCAGGCCGTGCTGCGCCTGGCCGCCCGGCCCTGCGGCGTGACGGCCGCCGAGCTGACCGACCGCCTACAGCTCAGCCGCCAGACGATCTACGCCGCACTGGCCCGCTGCCGCCAGGCCGGCCGCCTGACGGTGGTGCCGCGCTCGGCCAGCGGCCTGCTCACGCACTGGTTCGCCAGCGCCGCGCAGGCCGGGCAGTGGCTGCAGGCGCAGCGCAGCAGCGCCAGCGGCATGGCGCGCAAGGCCAAGGCCAACCGCACCGCCGGCGTGCCCAAGCCCACGGCGGCCGGCAAGGCGGTGCAGCGCGCCCGCATGCGCCTGCTGCCGCCGCCGCAGGGCGAGCCGGTGGTCACCGCCGCCACGCGCGTGACGGTGCACCAGCGCCGCCCGGAGCCGCACCGCCTGGACCTGCTGGCCGACCCGCTGCCCGGCGTGCCCGGCTGGGGCGGCGGCCCGCCGCTGCGCGCCGGCGCGATGGATTTCCGGGCGCACCAGCGTCACGACCAGCGCCACGCCCAGCGCCATCACCAGGAGACCAAGCCATGACCGAAGACGCCGTCGAAGACCGCCCGGCCGCCGACCTGCTGGTACCCGCGCCCGCCACCTGGGCCCGCACGCGCGATGAAGCGCTGGCCGCGCTGGTGCAGCTGCTGAGCACGCGCCACGCCGGCAAGGAGCGCGGCATCGGCGCCGAGGACCTGGCGCGCCAGCTGTGCATCAGCGAACGCATGCTGCGCAGCCTGGTCAGCGAGGCGCGCGAAGCCGGCACCGCCATCAGCGCCACGCCGGAGACCGGCTACTACATCGTGCAGACGGCCGACGAGCTCGAGGAGTGCTGCGAGTTCCTGCGCAGCCGCGCCCTGCACAGCCTGCGCATGGAAGCCCAGCTGCGCCGTTGCGCGCTGGAAGACCTGCTGGGGCAGCTGCGGCTGCCCACCTGAAAGGAGACGCTCCACATGAACCCGACCGACAACGGCCCCCGCCTCGACCAGCCGCCGCCGCAGATGGTGACCTTTGCGCGCGAGCTGCTCGCGCTGGCCAAAGACCGATCGGAAGCCGGCCTGGTCGAACGCGGCCACGTGCTGGGCGCGCTTCTCAGCACGTTCCGCGCCCTGGCGCTGGCCCGCCCGGACTGCCTGGACGCCGCCGCGACGCTCACCTTCCAGCTGTCGATCGAGCTGCGGATTGCCGAGGCCAACGCCAACGCGGCCGCCTCCCGCACCACCCACTGAGCACCCCCGACCGGAGACCCGCCCCATGACAGACCAAGTCACGCACTCGGCCCCCACGCTGGCCGACATCGAACGCCAGTGCAAGCTGCACGCCGAGCGCCGCACGCGCCTGGCCGAGATGGTGGCCGCGCTGAACGACGGCATCGCCGCGCTGAAGAAGGACCACCTGCCCGGCATCAAGCGCGCGCTGGCCCGCGCCGCGGAGAGCCAGGCCGAGCTGCAGGCGCTGATCGAGAGCGCGCCGGACCTCTTCGTCAAGCCGAAGACGGTGATCTTCCACGGCATCAAGGTGGGCTACCTCAAGGGCAAGGGCACCATCGAGATCGCGGACAAGGCGCGCACGGTGGCGCTGATCCGCCGCTACCTGCCCGAGCAGGCCGACACCCTGATCCGCACCGTGGAGGAGCCCCACAAGCCCGCGCTGGCGCTGCTGAGCGTGGCGGACCTGCGCCGCGTGGGCTGCACGGTGGTGGAGACCGGCGAGGCGGTGGTCATCAAGGCCGTGGACAGCGAGGTGGACAAGATGGTCGACGCGCTGCTCAAGGACGCCGTGGACGCCGAAGGAGCCGCGGCATGAGCGGCGCCGCCGGCGTGGACATCAAGAGCTACAGCGTCAACGACCTGGTGCTGGCCGTGCGCGGCAGCGACGACACCTGGCAGCTCAGCGACAAGGCGCAGCGCGTGGCCGAGCTGGGCGTGCGCGTGGCGCTGAAGATCATGGCGCTGAGCGTGCTGGGCGCCAAGGCCGGCGCCATCGTGCTGCCCAGCGGCGCGCGGCTGGTGTACGCGCTGGAGGTGCCGGCCCAGCCGGCGGCGGCCGACCAGGCGGCGCCGGGCCCGGACCAGCCCGCGCCGGACGTCGCGGCGGAGTCGCCGCCAGCGCCGCCGCGCCGCGCCGCCCGCACGAAGGGAGGCCGCCGGTGAGCCAGCTCATGCGCCGCGCGCGTGCCGCCTGGCACGCCCTGTTCGACCCGCCCTTGAAGCCGCCTGCCAGGGTGGGCGTGCTCAACACGGGCGAGCTGATCGTCATCACGCCGGAGTTCGGGCAGCTGATCCTGAGCCCGGAGACCACCGACCTGGTGCGCGCCACGCTGGACAGCAGCAGGCCGCACCTGGTGCTACCGATCGGCGGCGCTGCCGACGACGGTGTGCGCCGCATCCTGCAGGAGGCCCGCAATGGCCACGCTTGACATCAACACCTCCGGCGCCTGGCGCACGGTGGTGCGCGACCTGACGCCCGCGCAGGAAACCGCCGTGAAGGCAGCCTGCCAGACCCTGGTGGACGCCAGCCACGCCGTGGCCGGCAAGCGCAGCGCCATCAGCTTCCGGCTGCGCGACGCCCTGGGCGCGGTCTACCTGCACTGCGAGTGGCGCGAGTCCGAGGGCTACGCCGCGTGGCGGCCGCCGGCCTTTGCGCGGGAGCGCGACGACCAGGCCGAAGGCAGGGAGGCCGCGTGATGGGCACGCTGGCCCGCCCCGCGCCGCCGCGCGGCAACCGCCTGGCGCAGATCCACATCGCGGCCAAGCAGCTGGGCATGGACGAGGCCACCTACCGCGACATGCTGTGGGGCGTGGCCCGCGTGCGCAGCGCCAAGGACCTGGACCACGCCGGCCGCGAGCGCGTGCTCGAGCACCTGCGGCGCTGCGGCTTCAAGCCCGCGCCGCCGCGCAAGCCCACGCCCGGCCGCCCGCGCAACATGGACCACCCCACGCGCGGGCCGATGCTGCGCAAGGTGGAGGCGCTGCTGCTCAGCGCCGGGCGGCCCTGGGCCTACGCCAACGGCATGGCGCAGCACATGTTCGGCGTGGACGACGTGAGCTTCTGCCACGAAGGCCAGCTGCACGCCCTGGTGAGCGCGCTGGAGGTGGACAAGCGCCGCCGCGCCGGCCGCGCCGCGCCGGCGGACGGAGGCCCGGCATGATGCCGCCGCCCGTCTGGTTCTGGCTGCGCGTGGACGAAGGGCTGACGCTGCTGCGCGCCCTGCGGCTGCCCGGCACACCGCGGCTGAAGGCGGCCGAGTTCGAGCTGTTCGACTGGGTGCAGACGCTATGGCCGCTGCGCGAAGGCTGGGAGCAGGAGCGCGACGGCGCGCGCCTGGCGCAGGCCTTCGGGGTGGCGGCCGTGCGCGTGCAGAACTGGCCCACGCCCGTGCAGGTGCTGGCCTGCATGCCGTCGTGGGCGGCCGAGGAGGCCGCCCATGCCCTGGAGACCATGCCATGAACGCCACCGCCGCCGACGCCGCCATCGCCGCGGAGGACCGCTACCCCGAGCTGCTGCGCGACCTGGGCAACGCGGTGGCAGACTCGCTCACCGGAGCGGGTGTGGACCCCGGCCTGGCGCGCGCTGCCGCCGAGAGTGCCGCCGAGCTGGTGCGCGAGCTGTACGGCGGCCAGCTGGTGTACGTGCCCAAGGGCCACAGCATGCAGACGCGCCGGCGCTGGCAGGCGCTGTGGGACGAGTTCGACGGCAGCAACCAGATGGCGCTGGCGCGAAAGTACGGCATGAGCTACCAGCGCGTGTACCGCGTGCTGAAGATCATGCAGGAGCAGCACCGCAAGCGCGTGCAGGCCGAGCTGCCGGGGCTGGAGGGCTGAGCCGTGGGCGCACCTGCAGCGGTGAGCATCGAGCGCCAGATCGCCGCCGTGCGCGACGAGCTGCGCAAGCGCCGCAGCCTGTACCCGCGCTGGGTTGAGGCCGGCCGCATGACGGCGCAGGAGGCCGAGGACCGCATCGCCGCGATGGACGCCGCGCGCGCCACGCTGGAGGCCGTGCGCGAGCAGCAGCGCGCTGCGGTGGAGCCGCAGCTCTTCTGAGGCCATGCGCACCGTGCGGCTGCTGTACCTGCGCGAGCGGGCGCGGCTGCGGCTGACGCCGAGGCAGAGCGGCGTGGCCGCGTGCCTGCTGGACGGCATGGGCAACAAGGAGATCGCCGGCGCCTGCGGCCTGGAGCTGGACCAGGTGGAGTGGGACCTGCGCAGCCTGCTGCGCATCTTCCAGGCGCGCAACCGGGTGCTGCTGGCGCTGGCGCTGCAGCGCGAGGTGCACGGCTGGCGTGACGACTGATCGACTGACCGAAGGAGCGACATGGACACCAAACTCATAGCGGCACGCGCCGAGATCCAGGCCATCCTGGACAAGCACGACATCGCGGCGCACGTGATCCTGCACAACGCGCCGGGCAGCCTGGAGGTGTTCATGCACCTCACGCCCGGCTACAGCAAGCTGGTCCGCATGGGCACGGAGCAGGAGGGCTTGGCCTTTCGGCTGCGGTCGCACCTGGCGGACTACGGCGGCGACGCCGCAGCACAGGCGCGCGACCTGGCGGCCACCGCGAACATGGTGCACGGCCTGGGCATGGTGCTGGCCCAGGACGGCATGAGCATGCTGCAGCTGGCCCAGGTGGTGAACAAGGCCGCTCGGGCCGAGCACGGGCCGTTCATCCGCACTGAAGGTCGGCCGCAATGAACGTGCAGCAGCTGCGCGAGGCGCTGGAGAACTTGGAGAGCGATATGAAAAGACTGCGCGACATCACGGCCGACATTGGGCCGCTCTACAACATCGGGCCGCCGACGATCCCGATGTATTCGTTCGACAGGCCCGCCACGATCTTGTGGCAGGCGGCGTATGACGCCATGCGAGAGGCTGGCCGCACAGATGCGCAGGCTACCGAATGGCTGCAAAGCAAGGCGCCGCGCTGGCTGCTGGATGGCGAGTACGGCGACAAGCTGCGCAAGCTGGGCGAGGAAATCGGGCGGCGCGCTGCTGCTGCTGGCGTGGACGCCTAACCAGGCGATGAGCCGCACGTAGGGTCGGCTCGATCGGCGCGTTGGGCGCCGGTTTTCTTCCCCGCGAATATCCACCGTCGCGCGCGCGCGGAACCATCCGCGCATGACGCAGGCCGCCGTCACCGACCTGGAATCCCAGCTCCGCCGCGACGAGGGCGAGCGCCGCCACGTCTACGCGGACAGCG